AAACCTTCGTAGTTTTTGTACCGTAATTGACGATTGATTTTTAAGTACAGACGAATGTCTTTGTAACTATCACGCGCAGTAAGTTGTGTAACAATACCACCAGGCGCTGCAGCCAGTACTATACGTTTATGTTTAAGAATATAAAAAACGTCAGGATTAATTCCTTTACAGTTGAAGTCTTGCCCCGTAAGATTTACATCTCCAAATGGTACAGCACGTTCCGGACCCTCTGCACGAAAGAAGTACACCCAATCTACCTGCATATCCGCTTTAGGGGCTATAAATGCATAATTGAAATGTAACGGAGCTTCAGCCTTGTTCAGTACACTCATACATAGTTTTAGTCCACGATAATTCACCATGTTTCTATCACGTTGATCTTCAGCTTCACCTTGACGAATCTGAGTAATGTTCTTGACATACAGGTTTTTTGTACCATAGAGTTCATTGTCTTTCCACAAAGATTGGCACTTTGATCTTGAAGTTCCGACACGTTCACCGATCCTTTGTGTTCGGTTACCAATCCTCCGGCGTTTATTACGGAACTTTCGTTGTATCATGGTCGCAGCGCGCTTAAACCTACCACGGTTGTTATACAATGTTCTTGCAACCTGAATACCCCTACGCACATTGCGTGGAGTAACGTACCTACGTGCCATAGGAGTAACGTAGTTAGTCAACATTTTTTTGTAAGCTGGGAAATAGTATTACCCCAGCTCATAAAATGCCCAACCCTCTAGACGCTCGCGGCAGATCTTGGGTATTCACCCTAAACAATCCCACCGATGATGAACATCAGCTTCTCGTCTCTCGAATCGATCTCAACCCCGAGGTCGATTACTGTATTATTGGCAGAGAACGCGGACAGAATGGAACGCCCCATCTCCAGGGGTATATTATTTTTGGAACTCGTAAACGCTTCGCACCGGCTCGAGAATTTATCGGAGTCCGCGCTCACATTGAACGGGCTCGAGGATCTCCGCTTTCTAATCGAGAATATTGTAGCAAGGAGGGCGACTTTGACGAATACGGCACTCTTCCACTACCTCAACCTCGAGGAACACAGAGCCAGTTCTCCGACTTCAGTTCTTGGACATCCGAGTTTTTCGGCACTAATGGAAGACCCCCCAGTGAACGCGAGGTTGCTATTGCGTTTCCTGCACTCTTCGTGCGTTATTCCAGAGCTCTGTTGGCTCTCACCTCTCACCTGTGTCCTTATCCTGAACTCGAATCAGGAGACCTCCGACCTTGGCAGTCAGGACTCTTAGAAGACTTGGAAGCGGAACCCGATGACAGGACTATTCAATTTTTTATTGATGAGGAAGGAGGTAAAGGTAAAAGTTACTTCCAACGATGGTTTTTTACGAAGTTTCCAGAGAAAGTACAGTTATTAAGTGGCGGCAAAAGGGATGATGTCGCACACGCTATTGATCAACATAAGAGTATATTTTTATTTAATATTCCACGAGGAGGAATGGAATATTTGCAGTACCAGGTACTCGAACAACTTAAGGATAGGGTTGTTTTTTCCCCTAAGTACAACTCCAGTACAAAGGTATTAACGTCAAAGGCTCACGTTATTGTATTTTGCAACGAAATGGTTGACTATAGCAAAATGAGTAGAGATAGGTTTAAAGTTACATACATCTAAGTAATATTTTATTTAACTTAAGTAATAGATACTTAGGAAAAAGCGTGACGCTCTAGGTATCTTGTCACTTACACCTAAGTAAATAGATACATACATCTAAGTAATTGATACTTAGGGAAGGGGCTCGCGAAAATAAGCGATACCCTTGTGCTCCATATTGGCGATCTCCTCTAAAGGTGCTCCGCCATCAGCCTGAGATAATTCACCGAAGAGACTAAACCACCACACGAAGAATATAGGTGTAGAACACTGATCCAAACCTTCGTAGTTTTTGTACCGTAATTGACGATTGATTTTTAAGTACAGACGAATGTCTTTGTAACTATCACGCGCAGTAAGTTGTGTAACAATACCACCAGGCGCTGCAGCCAGTACTA